ATGCCAAATTCTGACCTACTCCCTTCCCTGCTCTTCAAAATCAACGAAAACCAGCTCGCCCTGGAAGCCGCCATCATGGAACTGTCCAATTGGGTCGAACAACACGGCGCGGCCGACGTTGCCGATAACGTCCGCGGCGCCCTGGACACCATCGACAAGAATGAGGAGTTCATCAAAATGACGCTCGCGGTGATGATGACTCCGGAGTGATCGGCTTGGCATTCCGTCGCCAGCATTCGCCATCACGTCGCAACTCAATTACTGTATATCCAAACAGTATGTGTAAGGCGCGACCGTGGATCCCTACGAAATCGAAGACACCAGCGAATGGCTCGGCAGCCCGACCAGGCTCGAAACCGTCAAGCATTACGCAAGCATGCTCGAGGAAGACGTCCAGGATCTAAAACGTCAGCTGCAGGCGGCAAAGGAAAATATTTCCACCTTGGTGGAAATGAACGACCAGCTGTCGACCGAACTCCAAAAGAAGCGGACGTGGATGGCAAACCTGGAAGCAGAGACCACCGAGCAACTTGCCCAGATCCGGACCCTGACATTGGTCCTGGATCAAAAAGAACGGATCATTCGCCAGTTGCAAGCGGGCAAACAGGCACAGCCTTGAAGGAAACGTGGCGATCGTCAGGATCCCTTCGTCCATCCGAATCCGCGACCGAACAAGCGGCAAATGGTAATCTTGGCGCCGATCTTCTCCCATGTCGGAAATGTACATGACGACCGAAAGAATTGTTTTTGCCAACATCCTTCGAGGTGTTGGCGCGATAGCCGTGCTGGTATCCCACTACATTGGGATTTTCTGGGTAATGCATCCTGGAATTTCCGACCTAATGAAAGTGCCTAAGCTAGAGAACTTTCCTAGCTTAGAATTTCCACTATCGGTACTTTCTGATTACTGCATTGTTTTTGGACAGTTCGGAGTAGGCGTATTTTTTATCGTAAGTGGACTTGTGATTCCGTTTTCATTGAGGAGTGACACCAAGCTTGGCTTTTTATATCGGCGCGCCATCCGCATTTATCCAGTTTACATAGCTGGATTTTGCATTGTAATGCTTTCCCTATATGGCCTTTCATATTACACAGACAGGCCCTTCATGTTTTCCATCGGGGATATGCTCGCGCACTTTGGCGTGATTACGCGTGCTCCTTTGGGAGTAGATAGAATTGACGGAATCAGTTGGACTCTGGAAGTTGAAATTTACTTCTACTTGGTAATGTGCGTATTTGGAGCAAAAGTTTTAGAGTTCGACATAAAAAAATACATTGCGACAGCATTGGCTATAGCGGCCGCATCGACCTTAACATTTAAGACCCAAGGCTACCTTATGGGTGTTCAGGTTGCAGCGGGGTTATTGCTTCTGCTAGGGACAGCCTATTACTCGCTATTAAACAAAAAAATAGCCATAAAGGAATTCTGGGGCCTACAGACTACTGTATTTGCATTAATTCTAGCTCTTTGGTTGGGAGTGGCCGAACCCGCAACCTATATAATACAGTGGATAATCGGCTATATTCTTGCGATGGTCGTATTTTACATCTGCTTCCTGTTTCGAAATAGCATCAAAGAAAACAAGGTACTCTCTCACTTTTCCGACATCAGCTATCCACTTTATGTAGTTCACGCATTGTTTGGGTACGCAATTATGTACGTGCTAGTAGATCACGGATTCGGCACATATGCCTCGATAGCGACAGCTACAGTTTGCGCGTACTTGGCATCACTTCTAATACATGTCTTTATTGAGAAGCCTTCAATGACGTGGATTAAACGGAGCCGGATCAGTAGCAGGGTTGCCCAAAGCGCGTAGGCCGATGCGGTGAAGGGATTAAGGCGCCGCCCTCAACCCGTCATACGCCTCTTCGCAGATCAATCCTCGAGAGCGGGCTTGGTCAGCAGCTGCAGCCAGGTCGCCCGCTCGCTGGTCAGCGCGCTTGAGCACGTCGGCAAGCACAGTGGCGTAGCGGGCAGCTGTCTTGCTTGCGGAGGCAGCGCAGGAATGGCCGCTGGCTTCACTGGCTGCGAGTCGACGGGTAAGGTCGTCGACTGTCCCGCGCAGCCCGTGAGAAGAAGCGCGATCGGCAGCAGCATCAGCTGTAACTTGGTCAATGATCTGTTGGCCATCTTGAACCGCCTTATCGATTGAGTGTTGGTAGGCCTGTTCTTTTGTGCGCTCGGTAGCTTCGTTTCGCGCATTGGCGACTGCGTCACGGGTGTCGCGGGCATTCCACTCGCCCTGCCACTTTGCCTCCGTAACCGTTACGCCGCGGTGATAGGCCCCGAACAGCGCGCCGACTACCAACGCCAGCGCAGTAATGTAAGGAAGGATCCGCAGCCAGATAGTGGTCATGCCAGCACCTTCAGCGCGGTGTTGTAGAAGGTACGGCGCTCGGCTAAGCCGTTTAAGCCGCCATTTATGCGCCGGGTGATCGCGCTGAACTCACCAGCATCAGCCAGGGCATTAAGGTTCCGCGAACTCCAGAACCACGCCGCCGACTTCGCAGCCCACTCGGCCTGCTCCAGCAGTTCAGGGGTGCGCAGCAAGCGAGCGTCGCCGAACAGCGCCTTGCTGCACGCCAGGTAGTTGTCGTACCCGGTGATCTGGATGAGGCCGCGCCCGCGGTATTTCTGGCCGTCACCGTCAGCTTCCGGCGTATTCCCCAGGCGCTTAGCCAGCGTGCCGGTATCGTACTTGCTCAGGTACTGGTCGCCGCCCAACTCCTTCACGTACCGGAACTGACCGGACTCATGACCAACCTGGGCGATGAACGCCGCCATGCGTAAGCGGGTGTTGATCTCGAACCGCTCCATGGCGAGATTCAGCGCAGACGCAAAAACGCCGGCTTGTTGGCCGGCGTTTGGGAGTACCTGCAGTAATTTTTGAGCCGTGATCAGCATTCTTTCCTCCAGTATTCTTCCGAACTTAGTTTGGTACGAATTCCGAGTTAGCTAGGTCAATCCCGTCAGCTGGCTGAAGTGGCCACTCAACAAGCGCAGGCCAACCTTCATGGCTCGTAACGCGACCGAGCAAAACACCATATGTTTTCCACATTTTCAATTGCAATGATCGGGTGACAAGTTCTGCCTCTTCGGCGGGCGTAGCAATCTCCAGCTCAATTGCATCGTTCAATGTGCCGACCCGATCGCCCAGGGCAAGTTTTTGAGCCATAGATAATTGCGTTCGGCTCTGAAGGGCAACCAACTGGTCAGCGAGCAGATCGCGTGGTGGATTTAAGAATGCTTTATATCGCGGATCATCCTCCTCAACTTCGACAATCCCTGGCCAATATTCGGGATCCTGAGGAGCCGAAAACATCGCGACAACCTTGTCATTGCTATCCAGTTGAACATAAATCATATTTTATACCCCGTTACATACACAGTCCACGAATGAGCAGCGCCAGATGTATTCGTGACCATGCTGATAGTCTGCGGCACAGTCAATACGACGTTTGCATAGTTCACAGTAACGCCGCCGCCAGCAGAACCAGAAACACAAGAGATGTTTTGCTGCCCTACCAACGTAGAATCAGCAACAATGGTCATTGTTATGCTGGCAGCCGAGCTGATTGCAAGCTGCATCTCACCAAAAACTTCTTTCGCGTTCGGCGGAACACAAGAAGCAAGGGAGATTGGCGCCAATGATACGTTAGAATTACCAGTAGATGCTGTATTCAGAACTGTATAAACCGTTCTATCTTTTACAACACAGGTTTTGAACTGAAGGCTCCCATTAGTCGGGACAACTGCCAACAATGCGGACGCGGTATAACCCGCTGGGTATGGCGCGGCCCCATATACCGGCGGCATTATTGCCAAGGTAGCATTGGTCGCCAGAATATTGCTCGCGCCAGTGGCAGGGTTATAGATCGCATAGAGCGCAACATACCCATTAGCCGGCGCTGTGCCAGCGTCCATCCCGCCCGGGCCAGTCGTGGCCAGGTTGATGGTCTTGCTGTAAGACGACAGGCGATAGGCCTGCCCGCCCAGACTGGCGCCAACGACGACTTGATCCGCAGTGATGGTCGCACTCGCAGATGCAGTGGGAACGGTCATTTTCAGATTCGTGGCGGTTCCTACGGCGCCAGTGGACACTGTCCGGATGGCTCTCAAAAGCTGATCCTGGACGCCCTTTACGGGAACGACACCGCCTGAGGATAGGACAGTGAGCAGCTCCTCCTGAATGTCATTCATCCAGGCGGCCGTAACCACTGTCGCCGGCACGCCCGCAGCCGGGTTACCTTCGGTGAACAGTCCATCTACCGTGGCGCCTGGGCCGTCGATCCGATGCATGTGAATACCCCGTGGGTTTGAAAGCGCCTGAGGCAGGTTTGCCCAGGGCTGAGAAATTGAATGCGCCCCCGAAAACACAAACTTCGGGCACAAAAAAACCGCTCAAGGCGGCTGCGTGCTGATTTCGTTACATTCAGGCGATCGCGTAATAAGTCTTCAGTGCCGCGACCAGCTCTGCCAACTGGGTCTTACCTAGGTCAGTCTTCAGTAACGAGTCGCTGAAGGTGTAAAGGTCACCCAACTTCGAGTTCCGAATGCTCGAAGCATCGATGTGGTAGCCGACCTCGACATACGAGCCTGCCGCCGGCGCATAGTTGGCCGGCATAGTCGCGGCGGTGAAGCTGGATGCCTGGTTAATAGAAACAGACATGACGCGGGTGGCGTTGTTGTAGTCAACAACCACGATCGCCCAGCCCGCCGACGGTGATGTGGGGAATGCCCAAGTACCGGTGGTCCCTGTATTGCTACCCATCTTGCCTGGGAACACAGAGGAAGCGGCACCATAGGCCCTCAACAGCCCACTGATATACACGTCAGACGGGTCGAACCCAGACAGAAAGTTAATTGGGTAAGTCCCGGCCGCGTCCGTGGCGTTCAGGTTTACCGCCGTGACGAACGTGAACGAACTGGTCAGGCTACCAGCTGGGAGCGCAAGGCCGGCAGATCCGCTTCCATTGATGCCCAGACCCAAGCGTCCAGCAATCTCTGCCACTGCCAAGTTAACCGCCGCGCTACCTTTCGGGACTAGTGAGACGCCCGTCACTCGGCAGCGACCCACTACCCCGCCGCCAGACGCTGCGGAGAGCGATCGCGCGCCGAGCGCATGCTTGAGGGTAGCGATCTTCGCTGCAATGGTGTCCGGGGTGTTCATGTTGACGCGAGGAGCCCCGGCACCGGCAGCAGCCGTTACGCCGGGGAGAACAATCATCTGTCCTGCCATGTTCATTTCCTTAATTGGTTGGATTACGCGGCTTGTACGTTGATACGCTGGTGGCAAGCCCAGTTGTATACAGGCTGCCCGTAGGCATCGAGATCAGGACTGCTATCTCGCAAGCAAGCGCGAGGACCGGTAACCGGGCCGCCAGCACCGCCCACGGTCCCGATGTCAGCAATGCCAATAAATGGATTGGCGCCAGACGGCACCGCACTCAGCGTGACCTCAACAGTGTTGTTGCCCAAGAGCCGAACGCCTTGGATGGTCGCAACGCCCGAATCGTCGACATAGCGAATGCCGAGGTTGCCAGGGTCCGATACGCCTACAGTGTCAATGACGAGCGGGCCGGACGGGGTATGGAAACGAAGCGTCACCACGGTGCCAGATCTTGAGGCGGACACCACATGAGTTGGCTTCCAGGATGCTCCAGCGATGATTGCCTGGGCGGCACGAGCATGCATGGCGCCGAGACGCATCGAGTTCTCTGCTGTCAGGTGAATACCATCGGTATTGGTCTGCAACCAGTACTTCGGCCCGGCGCAATAGAAGCGGCTTGGGTAAGTAAGCGCCGCCTGCAGCTGCTCAAGCGGTACGAAACTGGTCGGTGTGCTGTACATCGTCCAGTTACTGATCTGATCGAGCAGCAGAGGCACCGTCTGTGACTGTCCGCCGATACTGCGAATGTCCGTATCGTAATCGGCCTGCAACTGGAGAAGCGCTGCCAGGTAGACGCCAGCGGCTCGGTTTGCGTCGTTCTCGCCCTGGACCCAGTCAACAAATGGGACTCGGTAATTCAGTCCAAGGCGAGTTGCCTCGGCCTTGGCGTTGGTCACCGCGGTGATCGAGTTGGTATATGGCAACGTGCCCTTGCCCAGCGCGGCAATCGCATACCCGCTACGTCCGTGGCAACTGGTTAACAGTCCGGCGTTGCTCGGTATGCCGCGATATCGATTCAGCTGCGCAGACAGCTGGACTGCCGGTAGTTCAGTGGTTTTGGTCACCAGGGGCTTAAACGGCGCCACCATCTCCGCCGTGAGCGTGTCGTCCTGGTTAGTCAGGCGAACCCCATCCTGAAGGGTCAGCAGGCGATTGGCTGCAGGCGGCTGCAGTGTCGTGGCCGTGGCAGTTGCACCCATCGACAGCGACTGGCCTGAACTGACGATATGCAAGAGGGTGGTGACAAACGTAGCCACGCTACCCGCCAGCGGCACATCAACGCTCACCGAAGAAATGGGGCCGTTGCGACGGATATAACTGAGACGATCACCGGACACTTGCGGAGAAAAATTGTCACCGCTGGAGGTGACTTGGTACGGCACTCCGTCGACAAGTACCCAGATATCCTGTCCGCCGATAGGCCCATCCGCAAAAGCACTGACCGCGCCAGTACTCAGGCCATAGATGACAACCTCACCGGACCATTTTATGCCAAGCAGCACCACGCCATTGGTATCAGTAATGGCCCACACATACTCGCCCAGTAGGTCAAGCCCGGGTAGCCTGTCTAAGACAGCATGCACAGCGCCGTTTTTCTTGATCGCGAGAATGGCTTTGAAGTACTGATCGAGGATCGCCCATGGATAATCCTCATCCAAGGATTGAGGGTAGGCCAAACCATACGCAGTTTCAGCCAGCTCGCTGGCCCTTTGGGTGGCTGTCGCGTTTGGGTAGCGATCCCTTTCCACTGCCGCACCGGCAACGTTTTCATAAATAATGACGTACTCATCCGATTCGGATGACAGGACGCTAAATAGCGCACCTGAAACGGTCCCGACCAGCCCTAAGGCTACGGTCGTATAAGGCATTGCGCCGCCCAATTGCGTTGCAAAATCGGCCATCACCTTGGCATTAGTTGGGCGCTGAACCCCGCCGCCAACATCGACAGTTTTTATTTTGTCAGACAGCAGCAGTTCGTTGGCTCTGTCAATCGTTAAGGACAGCCGAGCAAGATCCGATGTGACACTCATAATTTCTCCGGACGAAAAAAAGCCCACTCGGCGGTGGGCATTCGGAATTGGAAAGTTTTTAACCTGCTTCGGTCCAGGACTCGGTATGCCAGTGCCCCAGGACATCTATCAACTCGCCATCAAGAAGCGGGTCGTAATGTCCGTAAGCGAAGATCGGTATGGTATGTGCTGGCTTGAACTGCGTAATTTTGCATTCGAGCGTGTCATTGCCCCACGCCTTCAACGGCTCGCCGACGGCAGACTGGCCGACACGGAAATCAACAGGACTGACTTCCGGCGCCTGGATGTACCAGGCGAATGCCCAAAGCCCGTTTGTCAGCGCTTCTCCAGCAACCGAAGAGCCGACACGGAATGGCCTGAACTCATCTATCGCTACTGAATAGCCCAGTGACTGAGCCAAGTCAGTGAAGTACTGAACCGATTGACCGCCAGTGCTTTCAAGCTTGCTGAGCAGCGCGTTGCGGCGACCTTGCATGGTCTCTTCGAGCGAGCCTGAGCACTTATCCGGCAGACCCGCAACCCGCTCCCAGTCGCCGAGCAGCTCGTTGGTCGTGGTTGGGTTTGCCTCGAGCGGTAATGCCGACCCACGGCCATCCACCCGGGCCAACTCCAGAGACATCCCATCAAGCAGGTCATGAAGCGATGTGCCTGGGTCGCGCGGGAATGCTTGCCCGGGCGGGAGCAGCGCTTTCAGCTGCTCCCTGTATTCGGCAGCTGTTGGCATTTAGCCTCCTACAGGCTGGAGAAGGTTAATGTTCCGAGGGTCGCCATGTGCCCGGTTGCTCGCGTGACGTCGGCTGTTGGCGCAACAATTGCGTTATCCGCCTCACCAGCAGCCAGCGAGACCGCCTCGCGCAAGCGACTTATAAGAATTGTTCCGCCTGGCTTCGAGTCCCGAACGATCAGGTCCGCCAGTTCGGCGCGCACGGCTGCCTGGGTGGCCACAGTGTTTGGCGAAAGCTTGATCGACATATTGAGAGGCTCGTCAATCGGCGCCGCGACGAAAACCTCCGCTGTCACAGGTCTACGTGCATCAATGTAAGCCTGCACCTCGGCAACTTTTGCCGGCGTGGGGATAATGTCGTCATCATCGTCGCAGACGAACAACACCGTCACCGTGCCTGGCCCCAATTGCAGGGGGTAGACCCAAGCCCTGGTCACGCCGGAAACCTCCAGCGCCCATAGTTCGTAGTCCGAAGCTGAACCGCCGTGCGGTGGCTTCTGAATTCGTGCAAGTAGCCTGGCCAGCAGTCGCGGATCCGACTCGACATCCGCACCACCTTCAAACTCGGTGGAAGTGGTCGCTGTGGATTGGACGCCTGCGATAGGCATCAACAGGAACACCGGCTGGCCGGAACCAAAGTTGCCCGACTCCCCGGAGTCAACCGCCTGAGCCGGAACAATCAAGGGGCCGCCTGAAAAAACAGCGTCACCCAGTATCTTGTACTGGACCCCGTCCTGGCGCTGCACAATCGTCCCATCAAGGATCGTCGAGCCAGCTGCTCCCGAAAAAGCGACCTCACCGACAGCAAAGGCCGCAGTCTTGCGTGGCACTTTCCATATGGCCGCCCAGCGATCCAGGTACTCCGCCTCGGCCGTGTCGATGATTGATTGCCTGGCCGCCCACTCCAAGTACCCGTAAAGCATGTGAACCGCACCAGCAGACGACTGGCCAAGGATGCCGAGCAGAGAGCGGCGCAGCGTCGCGCTGCCGACGCCAGTCACCCGGCTGCTGATGTCGGTGATTATCCGGTCGATCAGCTCGGTCAATGTTGGTCGAGCAAATGGCATCAGTTAGCCCTCTTCGCGGCTTGCGCCGCCCATTCATAATTGAAGCGATAGCGCACCGGTGACCCGGACGGCCGATAGATGTCGACGAGGATCAGCATCCACCCCTGGGCAACAAACTCGGCAGTCACCTCGATCCGGGTGGCAACCAGGTCCTCAAGCATCCAGGCCAACGCATCCCGGCAGTACTGCTGGGCTCGACCAAGGATTGCAGGAAGCTGTTTTTCTCGGGCGAGAAGCCACAAGAGCGACCCGGTTTGATCTGACGGCACGGCGCTACTGATGTCGCCCCAGTAACCACGCAGGTCGTTCTGCGGAAGCTCCACCGGGATCTGCTCAGCAACTGCCCTGCGATCGGTGAACAGGCTGATGATCACGGCGGTCTCAAGCCCGTCGTCGCGCGCCAGGTCGAAGCCCGCCAGCACAAGATCGCCGCCGTTCTCGGTCATTACCATTGCTGCATCGGTCATCAGGCAGGCTCCTCTGTATTCGCGCCGCCGACGAGGACCCCGCCGTGCACGTGGGTACTGCCAATGTTTTTGCCGTTGTGTTTGAGGCTTGCACCGTTGATCTCAAAGTCATCGATGTTGAATTCACCAGCGGGCGCGTCTATTTGAATTTTCTGTACTGCTGTGACCTTCACCATGTCGCGCAGCAGCTCCACCTTGTTACCGAGATCGTCATAGATGGCGACCTCACCAGGCTGCAGAGCAATCCGGTACCGACGGTCGTCGATCACCAGGACAATGCCCTGATCCCGGCTACCGGCGAGAAAGGCCACGGCCGCGTCCCCTCCTTTCGGGTGGCTGGTGAAGCCGTAGTTCTGCATGTGCTCTACGTCGTCGCGCAACTCACCCTTGAGCAGTTCGACCTGCACCCGCTGCCGTGGGCCGCTATCGTCCACACCGCGAACCACTCCGCGGCCGAACATCATCATTATTCGATTGCCCAGTTCCCGGAGCGCATCACTCATTTCGGTGGCTCCTCTTCGCCAATGGCTTCCGCCCATATATTGCGTTTGGCAACTTTCCCTTTCGTGGCCGCCTTCCCGTCGGGAGGTTCTGGTGCAAAGGTTTGCGGACTGACGATGTCCAGCTTCGTCGTGGTCCCGCCTTCACCACGTTCGTACGTGACTTGCCGAATGATCATTTCACCATCCATGCGAAGCCAGGACGATCGCACGTTGACCAAAAGCCCTGGCTCCCACAGTGGCCCGCCCGGCCGTTGGCGCCAGCCTTGTACGGTGATGCTGGCCCCCGCCGACTTTCCAATGCGGCTGTTGGCCTCCCAGGTCGCGCGCTCCTTGAGCCCGCCAGCGGTCCCGCCAGTTTCGGCAACCAACAGCATCGGCCGATAGCGTTTGATCCCGCTGTCTGTAACAGCACCCTCGATGTGCGCTTCCGTCTCGCCATCGCTGTCAAGGCTGTAACCGGCTTGCCCCTTGACCAGGTAGTTGCTGAATCGCTGGCTGTGGTCGATCGTGCCGCTGGCACTCTTGATGTTTTCGCCCTGAACCAATGCCACTTGCGCGCGGCGAGCACCCGCTCTCGTGATCAGTAACCCACCTGCACCATTGGGCATCAGCAACACGCGGCGCTGCCGGGCATATCGCTCAATCGCTTTGAATGCGGTCTCGCCTTGCTGCAGCTTGCACACCGCAAACGGTGCTCCCACATCAACGTCAGCCACGACCGTTACGCCGAACGGCTTGGCCAGAGCCTGGGCAAACCTGAGCAGGTCAATATTTTTCCACTCATCTGGTGAGTGAACTGCACTGCAATCGATCAGGTCCTCGACCTTATCGCGGCCCTGCACATTGATGCTGTGATCATCGGCACTGAATGAAGGTCGGAAGATGTCGATGTATCCGATAACCATCGGCACACCACCGAGACGAACCTCGCACGCATCGCCCGGCAAGATCGGCCAGGGCTCGACCTGAGCGGGGAGGCTGTTACCGCCCTCCCACCGCTCGGTAAGCGTGACAGTAAAAGCGGTCGCTGCCGCATCCATAGCGCGAGTGACGCCAATCGATTCCCAGCCTGCGTAGTTCACGCCATTCACCAGCAGCTCAAGATCATCCATCTGCCAATACCTCGAGCTGTTTTCCGCCAATCAGGAAGCCTGGGTGACGCGGACTGTTGCGTTTGGCAATTTCATCGGCACGCCCGGCATCGCCATACAACTGATATGCAACCAGAAGCGACGGCAATGTCGCCGATGGGACGTATTGGACAAGACGCGGGAGGTCCTGCTCCTGGCTTGGAACAGCCTGAACCACACTGGTTCGAAGATCAGAAATCACCATGTAAACCGAATCGCTCGCGGTCGTTTCGCTCTCTGCATCCAGGCGATCAACCAGCGCTTCCCGGACAACGATGGCTTCCTGATAGCTGTCGTATACGGTTGGTGTTGTCGATACGAGCGCGCTTCCACCGACCGCCCCTGTATATCCCGAAGAGCTGAAACTGGTTGAAATCACGGGAGTCTGCGTCACCACGGCGGCCTTCGCGGCCTCCGCAATCGCGACTTGGCGCACCAACGAATTCAACGCCAAGAAATTCGAAGCCTGTTGCTTTCGACTCGCAGTCGCAGTGCTGCTGGAATAGCTAGATGGCGATCGATCAAACAAGCTGGTCAACACGCCGAAGGCATTCCCACCAAAGGCCGAGCGAATCGACCCGATAACGCTGACTATTCGACTGACCATCTGCGCGGGTTGCTGCACCAGGCTGTAAGCGTCGGCAGCAATCCCCCGGGCCTGCAGGTAAAAGTCCGACGCGGCTTGAAGGTCCCCCGTCAGGTTGAATCCTGGTGAGCTCAAAAACTCGCCGAGTTCCGCGAGGTTGCTCGCCGCAGCTTCAGCAACAAATGCAGGGAACCCCTTGGTCAGGAAGTTGGAAATAAAGCTTCCCTCTGCTGCTTCGGTGACCGCATTCCCCTTTGCACTGATTGCATTGATGGAGTCGAGTTTTGCCGAAGGATAGGAAGCCTCGCCCGCCTCGATGAAGGTCAGCGTCACCATGCACATGCCGCCGGCGCTGGTGCTTTCGTTAAGGCCAAGGCCCCGACAAACCACAGTCAGCTCCCCGCGGTACGGGTGAACCAGAACTCCCGGGCCTGTTTGCTCACAGGCCTTGATCAGCTCATCGCGCTGGGTTTGATACTCCTCGCCGATCACATACCCAGATACTGAGAATTCCCGCGCCTTGCGGCCGAGATCCTCGGTGTAGGGGACATCGCGTTGTGCGTGTTCGTGCACCGCCTGGCGACGACCATGACTGCTTTCAGCGGACTCCACATAAAAGGAAACGCCGCGAAAGCTCGCGGCGCGGTAGTTGTCTCTCCAGCCCATGAGGAGCTCCGGTTATGTCGGCGAAGCCATAGAGAAGCCAAGGTTCGTGTCGAACTGCGCACCTGGGCTCCCTTCGGTTTTCACCTTGGTACCTTGGGGAATGTTGCTGAAGTCGACGCTTACCAGGACTTTTTGAGGATCTACGGGTGCGGCCCGTGCTGCCTCGCCACCAATTCGCGCGGCACGCCGACCGATATCGCTGGCAGCAGATGCGAGCGGCGGAACATCGAGTTCAAATGGAGGCGGGTTGCGTGGAGGCCTGCTCGGACTCTCTTGTTCGGACTCAGGCAGCATGCGCGACGATCCAGAGTCACCGCCATCGGTAGAGGCCTGGGTCGGGTCCGCAGCCGTATCCGAAGCCGAGAGCTCGATGCCGAGCATTTTCGCCGCCCAATCCGGAAGCGCTGCCTTCATGGAGCTGACGGCCTCCTTCATCTTTGTGCTCAAAATCGCACCCAGATCCCAGCCCGTCAGGTACTTCACCAGACCATTGAAAGCATCCAGCATCAGCGTGACCGGGTTGAATTCAAGCCAGGTTTTCACCAGGCCGTTCACAATACCGTCCGTGAAGGCGACCTTGACGGCGTCCCACTTGTCTGTGAACCAGGTACCGATCTCGTCCCAACTGTCGTAGATGATGTAGACCGCTGCAGCAATCGCGGCGATGGCCGCCAGGAACCAGCCCACTGGCGTCGTTGCGATGGCAACGCCCACCCCCTTGAAGGCCAAAGCGAGATTGAAAAGGCTCACTACAAGACCCGTGCCGATGTACGCTCCCACCGCGGCGAGCACGACATTGGCACCGCCGAATGTGTCGGACAACCAGCCAACGGCCTGTATGACGGGTTGAATCCCGTCGTATAAGTCCCCCAGAAATCCGGTTACCTTCTCTATGTTGCCGGGAAGGTTTTTGGCAAAGCTCGTTGCAAAGGCTTCAATCTGAGGCCGGAACTTGACGATGGTCTCGGTCAGCAAGGTCGACATTCTGCTCAGCTCTGGAACCAGAGCCGCACCGATAATGTTGCCTACGCCTCCCAGGGCAGATTTGAGCGTATCCAGGATGTCGCCAAAGGCCTCGCCGTCACGCACAGCATCATCAGAAATAACGACGCCCAAGCGCCTGGCTTCATCCGCCATTTCTTGAATGCCGGCCTTGCCCCCCTTGAGCAGCGGCAGGAGTTCCGTCGCGCTCTTGCCGAAGATCTTTACTGCGGCCTGGGCCTGGAGCGACGGGTTCTTAATTTTCGAGATGCGATCGACGAACGTGTCGAACAGCGCATCCGTGCTTTTCAGCTTGCCGCCCGCGTCCCGAATATTGATCCCCAGGCCAGCGAACATTTCCTTGAGCTCTTTCGAACCCTTGGTTGCGGCGCCAACGTTGAGGTTCATCTTTTGCAGCGCACCTGCCAGAACTTCGGATGAAGATCCGGTGAGCTTGGCGGCAAAGCCCAGTTCCTGAAACCGCTCACGACTGATGCCGGTACGCTCGGCAGTGTCTCCAATCGCACCTGTCGCATCGGCGTATCCATTGATAAAGACGCCGATCGCCGCACTGGTTATCCCCAATGCGGCCCCCAACCCCAGCAACTTGTCGCGACTTTCACCGACCGCACTGCCGACGCCGCCAATGGCACCGCCAACGTTCTTGAGACTTTGCGTGAAGATCGGCAGCCCAGCACGATCAAATGCTTTGCCGATACCCGCGCTGGCCGACTGAACTTTGCTCATGATGCCGCGCAGTGGAGCAGTTACACGGTCAATGGCCTTGATGATGACGTTTAGGTTGTATCCTTTTTCTGCCATGACACCCACTCCTCTGCCCGCTCAAGCCACCAATTCAAATCCTCGAAGTCCATGTCCATGACTTCGGACGGCTGAACACCCATAACCTTGGTAACAACCGTTATGCCGGCTTCCCATCCGTCAGGTGCTGTAACAAAAAATCACGGGCTTCCTGGATCAGCACCCCCTGATCCTCTTCACCCATCTCATCAATGAATGCAGGTGCACGGCCGATGAGCTTGGCGCTGAGGTCGATGAGCGTGGAGAAGTCCAGGTCCAGCGATCCGTTGCCTTTGCCATCCGACGCCACACGCAATGAATAGCCGCGAAGGAACTTCAGCTTTCGGGTGATGGTTACTTCGGCAACCAAATCACTGCCGAATTGAACCGGCTCCTTGAGCGGTACCACTTTTTCCTTTGCCATTTACTTGATCTCCTCGGCCGACATGCCTTCGAATCGAACAGGGACATTCCCCTCACCGGTGTTGCCAGTGCCCTCGGCCGCGTTCCATGCCTCGCGCAACACGATGACTTTGCTGTTCGCCAGTTCCAGGGTGATGGTGGAATCCTTGATGCCCATCAGCGCCTCAAGGCTCATCTCTTGCCGGTCGGTGACCTCACCTTCGATGAACGGGATCTGCGGGACTTCCTTGTAGCCGTGGACACGATCGGAGCCGACAACGCCTTCCTTCTTCGGCAAACCGAGGTTGTAGGTGAAGTCGCCCTTGGCGAAATACATATCGCCGTCGATCTTCAAGCTGATGATGCCGCCAACGCGTTTGCCAGCCATTTGATGGTTCTCCTAAAGCCCGCCTTACAGGCGGAACTGAATTTTATTGGCGACGATGCGCAGCTGGTTAACCAGGTCCGGCGGCAGCAGCATGTCGAGCCTGTTTGGGTCGCTGGCATTGCGCTCGGCGATCAGGTTGGCCTTGAAGTCGTCGATGTTCTCAACCAACCCCAGCTCCTCCCACTCGCGGAACTTGGCAATGGCTTCCGCCTTCATCACGTTCGGGGTGACGACCGCTTGGCCGATGCCGTACCGGGTGCCGTTGTCGGCCAGCTTGTGACGCGGGTACTTGCGCAAGATGTAGTCGCGCCAGTCGTGGCGAATGAACATCAGGTTGAACAGCGTTTCGCTGTCCAGATAGCTGATGTCGGACGCCCCAGCGGTGTTGGTTTTGTAAGTTGTAATCAGCCGCTCGACCAGCATGGTGCCGTCATTGGCGACCTTGCTGGTGGCGATGCCGTCGAACAGCAGCAAGTTGCGCTCTTCGTTGGTGAAGCGATCGGCAGCCGCCGGCGGCAAACACCAGGCATAAGCCAGATTCTGGATCGGGCGAGCCGGATCAATCGCCGCGTAATAGGCTGCGATGGCCATCGTTTCAGCAGCTTTCTCGTAAGCTGGCATCGGCTCATCGTTGGCCATGATGATGGTCAGGTGTTGGCTATTGTGGCTGTCGCCGATTGCGCCGAGCGTCCCTTGCGTGCCACGGGCGGCGGCGAACGCGTGCGCTTCGATCTCGCGATTCCAGGCGAATCGACTGGCCATCTCGGTTTTGATGCTGGCCAGGCTCGCGGAATCGGAGTACGGCACAGCCCAGGTGTGCAGCCACTCATCACCAAGCGTGGCAAGTGCAGGACCCAGAACAGGGTTGCCAGCACCATTGGTAAACGCAGTAAAAGAGACGCCCACTCCAGCGGGCAGTGTCTGCCCCGCGTAATAATTCACCCGGGCATCCAGGCTGTTGCCCGCCTCGCCTTTGTGGCGGCTGGTCAGCGTGACAGTACCCGTTACGGCGCCAGCGGTGACCGGCATATCAGCTGCGGCATTGATTGCGGCAGCTGCGGCAGCGCCGATGGCGGTTGGGGTATCAGCGCTGATCACACTCACCGAGACACGGCGGCCAGCGATCATCAGTTCGACAGTGCCGGAAGCTGTGGCAGGGCCTGTGAAGACAATGGTTCCGGTCGCGGCAACGCCAGCGGCGTTGTCGATCAGTGGCATGACCAGCAGCTCGGTGTAGGTGTCGATGGCCATGGCCGCCCGCACCATGCCGGCGAGCATTGACCCTGCGCCGAACTGGGCATCAGCTTGCGCAGGGCTGGTGATGCGAATCAGGGTGTTGGCCGCGGCGAGGCCGGCAACCAGCTTCTGGCCAATCAGCAGTCGGCGATAGGTGACCGACTGCGGACCGCGAACGGCCTGACTATTATCGATCTCGCTGTAGACGCCAGGTTTGCGCAGCGATCCAGGCCCGGGAATGGTGTCGAATCCGATAGCCATTATTTCTCACCTTTGGGGATTGGGGCCTGGACTTCAGGCTGTATAGTTTCAAACACGACATCACCAGCTGCTTCCTTGCGGATCCAGTAGCTGTCGACTTCCAGCGGCTTGCCCTCGGCGGGCAGTGCCTCGTAGGTGCCGGGGATCCGCACCAGGCGCCCCTCGACGGGTTTAACCAGCACTCGGGTGGTCATGGGTTCAGGTCCTCAATGATCGTTTTGGCACGATCCGCCGGATTGGGTTGCGCGTTGTCCAGGCTGTACTCGGTCGTGACCGTGTTCAGGTCGGGCAAGCTCTGGTTGAAAAGGTCATCGGGGTGGCGGTCGAAGTACTCGGCCTCGAAGATGAGCCGGCAGGCGCCGGTCAGTTGCTCCGACTGATCGAGCAACACCATGCGGGAACGCTGTAGTTGCAGATCGTTCGCCGTGCCGCCTAGGGTGTCATCCATGAGCAGCAGCCTTTCGGCCTGCCTGGCCAAGGCGTCCAACGTGTCGTCCAGCGAGTCGTTGCCCTCGGCGTGGATCTCCACCACCAATTCCACCCGGCGGCGGTACTCCCGGGGCGCCTGATTAAAGATCTCGCTGGACTCGTCCATCGTGTAGACGATGATTGCGGGCAGTTCGCTCTGCCATCCGTTGGAGATCAGCGGCCTGACGCGGCTGGCATAAACGCTGGCACCTGCGTTGGTGGCACCCAGCAGCACGGCAACAGCCTGCTTGCGGATCAGTTCGCGCGGGTGGGCCATGGCTATGCTTTCCGTAGGATGATCGTCACGCCGGCCACACCATCGGGCTGTACGTCACTGATCACATACAACTCGCCGCGGGCGCGGACGCGATCGCGGCTTGTTGGCTTGTTCGGCAGGTCGATTAGACGGACGCCGAGAATTGGGTTTTGGCTCGATACCGGCGCGCCTGTCTCGGGATCGACGGACACGTGAGCGGTATCGAACACGGCTTGGGCCAGAGGCACGCCAGGCGCAACGCCATCGGTCAGCCAGTACACGGCGCCATCAGGATCGATGGTCGCCGACGGCTCACTGAAGGTACGGATCGAAACGCCGAGCATGCGCTGGGCCATTGAGGCCCAGCCCATTTACACAGGCGCCGGAGCAGAGACGCCGTTGAGTCGGCAGGCACCGGTCGCGCTCGGATTGGCCGCCACGTCGGTGGCTACGCCCACCAGCACCAGGCCGGTAGCGGACACGTTAGTCAGCGCGCGGGTGGTAGTGTTCATGAACAGCAGGTCACCAACTGCCCAAGCTTGAGCACTGGTTTTGTTCAGGCCGAACACACCGCCGAGCTTAAGCACCACCGGTGCACCAGCCACTTCAGTGGTGGCCGCGACTCCGATAATCGAACCGACTTTGTAGAGCTCGCCCGAGAGGGTGCCGCCCGCCGGTGCTGGAACGGTCAGGCAGTCGCCGTTCTGGATGAAAGTCTTCATGCAAGGTCCCCTTCAGAGACTGGAACTGGAAAATAAGAAGGGCGCCACGTGGCGCCCTTTGGGGTTCATGTCGAACTGGAGAGTTACGCGCCCGGGTTTTTGTACGCCCCGCGCCAATCGATCCAGGCAGCACCGAAGACCAGACGCGCCTTGATTTCCATGCCGTCGACTTCAAAGCCTTCGCGGGTCTCGGTGAACACGCCAGGCTCACCTTCGAGGTAGGCGTATTCGAACGTATCAATGAGGCCGGCCTCGGTGAACAGGTACCACTGGTTGCCAGTGATTCGGCCGTCGACGATCACAATCAGCGACGTGTTGCGACCGTCGTTGATGTCAGAATTTTTCGCAGGAACATACTGAGAACTGGTGAACTGGAAGGCTTCCAGTTCTTTATCAGGACCAACGACCAGGTAGCGTGGCTCTACGTTGAGGAACGCACCAGCTTTGGATTTTTGCTTGCGCATTGCAGCGCGCGCTGCACCCAGAGTAGTGGTATTGATCGCTCCACCACTGCCAGCCAAGTTGCCGTGAGCAGCGACAAAGATGGCATTGCCATCGGTGAAGTTCGGGTTGCTGAGGATCAAATTCCAAACCAGGTTAGATTCGGTCTCAGCTGCGGCCAGGCCATACGCTCGAGGAATACGGGTGAGCGCGCCCAGGTCGTCGTTGATGACCGATTCCCAAGTGATGGGAATGATCTTGCCGAACTTGGTGACGCGGATTGGAGCGCCTTCTTCCTCGAGCTTGCCGTAGTTGTACTCGCCATGCTCTTTGACTTCTTCCAGCGCGGCAATATCCCCCAGGGCAGCCCGGGTGGTGGTACGGAAATCCTGAACGGTGGTCGGTTGCCCCAACGGCCGCCAAGTCTGCGGAGCCTGGGCGTATGCATCGCGAAGGGTCCGGGTGACGCCACCACCGAGCAGGATTGGGAAATCACTGGTGGTTTGCATGCCGGCCGCGCGCATGGCAGTACGGTCACAGCCGAGCGCCGCTCGCGCCACTTCTTGGGGGAGCATGCCGCGAGCATTGCCGCCGACAGTCTCCACGCATTCACGGGCCAGATCGAGTAAGCGCATGCCGCGGAACTCGCGGGCCCCCTCAATCAGCGCGATGGTCGGGTTGCAACGGTTGAGCAATGCGTTCTGCATTGCTTCGCGCTTGGCTGTCAACACGGTCTGGTCCAAACCACCAACAATGGTTGGCTGGCTGTTGCGCGATTCGGTCTGGCTACCGGCTTGGCGCTCGGCGACTTTGTCGATCAAAGCAGCACTCGCATCAGCAATCGAGACGCCACGGGCGACCAGGTCTTCAGCGACGTCATCACTCAGACCAACCTTCTTCGCCATTTGGCGAATGGTAAGACTGCGTTTGCGCTCAGCCTCTTCCGCCTGCCGGCGGATCAGATCCTCGGCCGCGCGCTTTTCTTCTTCAGTCATCGGGTTTTCCTCGGTGGTGTTGGCCACGGCGGCCGGTTGGTCGAGAGGCTGTTGTACCTCGCGAACTTCAAAAATGGTGTTGAAACGTTGGCCCTTATAATTTGCGGCGGTTTCGGCACTTCGGATCTTGGCGCCATCGTCAAAACCGATTGGGACCAAGGACAACTCCAGCGGCTCCCAGTCGACGGCGCGATAAGTCGGCAGCTTGTCGTCCTCCTCTTCCACTACTTCGTAGCGGTGCACCGCATAACCGACACTTATGTTCCGCAGGATCCCGTCCTGCACGTCCCGGAAGATGCCCTCGACATCCTCGCGCTGGCTAAAGCGAACCAACGCCCGGCCCTCTTCACCTTCGAGCCAGGCCTTTTCCACAACACCAATGACATCGGAGAGTTCGTATGAACTGTGGGCATTCAGGAAAGGGGCACCGTTGTTCAGCCGGTCGAGACGTAGCGCCTTGGAGCTGACCTCGAGCTCCTCCATATAGCTGCCGATGTCCCAGGACCAGCGCCGGCCTTTCGAGCCGGTGGTCCAGGTGAGTTCGACGGTGCGCTGTTCGACGTCAACCGAGCCTTCGCGCACAGCGGCGCGCAGGCTGAGCATTGGCGTTTCATGCGTCTTGTTGGTCGTCGCCTGATTCGGAGTTGGCATCGTCTGGTTTCTCTTCGGTTGGTGGCGGCTGGCTTGGTGAGCCAGCGGCCGCGACGCGGCGCGGGTCGCAATCTAGGACCAGGCCGTACTCGTCGATCATTTCGTTGGCTTTCTTGATTTGCTCTGCGTGGCGCTTCGGGTCCGTGATGCCGAGTTCGCGTAAAGCATCGGGCCAGGTAGTCAGCCCGTTCCGCACCCGCGTGATGACGTTCTCGGTTTCAGACTTTGGGTCGACCATGTCGCGGCGCGGGGGGACCCAGTAAGCCTTGACGTCGTCGGTCACACCGCCCGGCAACAGGACTTGGGCCTCCATGAACCAGCGCCAGACCTGGTCGCACAGCTGAGGGATCAGCATTCGCCACTGCCAGACGTCTACTCGGCGGGCAAAGTTGAGCCAGCCCATGCGACCGCTGGAGAAGTTCACTCCTTTGAGGTCTCCGGTCAGCAACTCGTAAGGGACACCAAGGCCGACCGCGATCGCATGGAGCGCTTGCCAGGAGTACGTTGTGTATCCATTGAAAGTGGGAGGCGTGCCGAAGCTCACCGCCTCCCCCATCGAAAGTTCCTGAACAATCCCAGGCTCCATTCGATCAATCAGCGCAGGCCCCTTCTTCACGCCTGTATGTGTTTCAGGGTCTTTGGTGACGAATGCTGCAAAGCATGCCGCGATCTTTGCCTGCTCCATGACCGCATCTTCCATCTCGTCGAAGCTACTCATGCGCTGGATGACCGGGGCCAGCCAGGTGTATCCCCTGGCTTGTCCGGGGCGCTTGCGCAAAAACACATGAATGACGTCTTCCGCCGGCACTCGCGTGGACTGCAGGGAGCCCCATGCAGCGTTGGAGCCTGGGTGTCTATCGAACAACCAATACGCCACCCGGCGCCCAAGGGCATCGAACTCAACGCCCTGAATGACCTCATTCAGGCCAATGGTCGCAGCCTTGTTTTCATCGAGAAAGTCAGCCTCAAGAACTTGAAGCTGAACCGGGACGGGAAGACCGTCCGAACTGAATCGACGCCGGCGACGGATCAAGCACTCGCCACTTTCAGCGACAGCTTCCATTACCATGTGCTGCAGACCGTAGAAATCCTCCAGCCCGTCAGCATCGCAACTGGTGGTTTCGGCCCATGACTTCCACAAGTCCATCAACCGCAGACCGTCACGGTCGCGCTTGGCCAGTGGCAGCGGCACGATGCCGGCGCCCACGGCGTTATCCGCGATGCCGGTGATAGCTCGCTCAGCGAACGGATTGTTACGGCGCTGGTCGCGTGCTCGGTTGCGAAGCTTCGCAAGAGCCGGTGCATTTTCTGCGTTCGCATCGGCGCCGGTGGCGCGCCATCTATCATTTCTGCGTCCACCGGCTGCACCCTCGAACCGACGCTTGATCAAGTCCATCGTCATTTCGGTTCGCAGCTTTTTCAGCCGCGCATCCGAGCGCTTCGCGGCGTACCCAGGGAACAAGCTGTCGAGCATGCTCATGGGTAAAATCCTTTCGAGAACGATGTGAAACGGCGGCCGCCGTCAGTGTTTGTGTTCAGGCCAAGCTCGTTGGCCATCAGTTTTAGAATCCGGATCATCTCGTCGAGCGACCGGTAGGTGACACTTTTGTCGGCGTAGCGGACAGACAGCGCGCCCTCGGCGATGGCCGCCTGCAAGGCCTGGTACTGCTCGATTGTGAAAGCCATAAGTCTCGCTACCAGAAGGTTGATTTCTTGCGCGGCCGTTCTTCAGCGTCCGGTTCATTGCCGCCAGTGACAGCAGCAACCAGCAGATCGAGATCAAGCCCGAAACGCTGCTGGCAGATGCGCAGCGCGGCGAGCGCATACACGAAGCAGTCGAGCGCCTCGTTTCGGCGGCCCCCGCTGTCCCAGCGCATCACGCGCTTGCCCTTAGAGATGGCTGCTTTTTTCTTTTCTGAGGTGAGTTGCTTCACTTCCGATTCGTCGCAGATCGCGTCGTTGGCCGGGAGGTGAACCACCCCGGGCTGAGACACACCCGCCTGAGAGGCAGCCGTATCGACGGGGAGCCCCATCCGGCTGTAGAGCAGCTCTTTGGCGTTGTCGGTTCCGACCTCGGTAAGGTAGACCTTGTGAACCTTGTTCTTTGTGCGCGGGAAATTCGCGATCGGCTTGCCATAGATGGTCGCACCACGGATTGGTACCACCCAGTGCACGCCATGCTTGCGGCTTTCGGCGTAGACCTCATCGGCGTAGTGGCCGCCGGCGTCCCACGTCCAGCGCTCAACCTTCATCACGGTGCCGTCCACGCGAGTGAACTGCCGGTGCAGCTCAAGCCCCACCTTGCGGCGAAGCTCCTCGCTGGCAGGGTCGCCCATCAGAATGAAGCGATGAACCAACCACGCTTCCTCGCCTGGACCGAACGCCCAGACGCGGCCCTCGAAACGGTCGTCTTGAGTATCGATACCGCCTACGAGCACCAGGCCGAGGGCCGGTACCTGCGGATAAACTTCGCGGCGACCGTAAAGGACTTCGTGATCGAGCTTTTCGCCCTGGTCGTCGTCCCACGTTTCGCCGCGCGTTGTGTTGATGAAGGTGATCAGCTTCGAGACGTCGCCTTTGATCTTCAGCCACTCTTCGGCCAGGCTGAGCCAGGTGCTCCAAGTGCTGTAGATCGCCCAGATGCTGAAGCTGACCGAGCGCGGTGTGCGAATGATTTCATCGTCAGCGCCAAACCAGTCCATGCCGTCGCGGGTCCAGATACCGGTATGCTCGCAGATCCAGCGGCCAGACTTAGAAGCCTCGACCATTTCGTTGTGCCAGATGATGCAAGCCGCGTGTTCGCACACGTACCAAGCTTTCTCGGCCTCACCGAGTGCATTCTTTTCCCACTTCAGGCCGAACTCACAATCCTTGCCGCCCCACTTGAGCGTCTGCTCTTGCCGGCAGTGCGGGCAGTTAATGTGAAATTTGAGTAGGTACGGTGACTCTTCGACGGCCTTGGTGATCTGGCAGGAGCCGACGCGCTTCGGCGTTGAACCTCGGATCGACTTCGGGTAGATCGCACCGTTGAGTCGCTTGTCGCCCAAGGTGATCGGCGCGCCTTCGCCTTCGACGCTTTCGTCAAAGTTCGAGAGCTCGTCGTAGATCACCTCGTCAGCGGATTTCTCACGATAGTTTCGGGAAGCTTTGCCTCCGCGAATCCAGAGGGTTCGCCGGTTCGCGAATATCTTCTGGTCCAGGGTGTTGTCGCTGTGCTTGCGGCCGAACCACGGAGCCAGGTCGCCCAGCACAGGAACGTCGCGGATCATGCCGTTGACGTGGCTTTTGCTGATGTCCTCGGCGTCCGGGTCGGTCGGGCTCCACATCATGACGTTGCGGCGCTTGTGCTGGATCTTGTAGCCGATGTTCGCCATCAACAGCTTGGTGTAACCGATCCGAGCAGACTTGATGAAGTTGACGACATTGATCAGGTCGTTGCCCATGCTGTTCAGGATCGCAACCTGAAACGGCTCGGTCGTCCACTTGCCCTCGTTGTAGGAGGACTCGGCGGACATGTAGAAATTTGCATCCGCCCATTCGACGGCGGTTTGCGGTGGTTCTTTGTAGAGCGCCTGGAGTCCTAGCTTGATCGACTTGCGCAGATCATTCAGCCATGGACTCAACGTACTCATCTAATAATTCCGGAAGTTGCTCACCAAAGCTGGCAGCAATATTTCGAGCAAGCGAGATCTCCCGCTCCACCGACTCGATGATCCGAGGGTCAACCTCTGGGTGACGTCGAGTGACGGTCTTGCCGACGGTGTCCAGTTTCGAGCCGATCTGAGCGGCAATTTTGGCGAGGGCAAATGTGGCAAATGGGACGGGCACCAGCTGCTTGTCCAAGACCAGGTTCTTCTTCTCTTGGGCAATCCGCTGGGCGGCGGTGAGACCACGGCGCTCCTCGAGCAGCTTGTACTCGATCATCGGATCGACGCCTTCGGTTCCCTCGCCTGCTGGTTGTTGTTTCCGTTGCGAGTGCTCAACACGGTTTTCGACCACGTTCTGCACGGTGTAGAACGCCTCTCGACCGATGCGTGCGACAGGCGCAACTCCCCATTTGTCAAAGGCTTGCGGGGAAATCCCCAGGCTCGACGCCATCTCGGATTTGTTCAACCACCCGCGCTGTTTGGTTGTTTCGTTTTTGGCCATGATTAAACAACAACCAACCTCTGAAAAAAGGTCATACATATTTGATGGGCGGGGCCCGAATTACCCGCAATGGGCCGGGGGGCCGGGAAGGACCCAAAGGGGGGTGCCCCTACCCCTGCCGACCATCAACGGGCTGTCGACAGGGCCTGGTCCATCGCGCTGGCGAACTCTCGCTCCCGGTTCGTCTTCACGATGTTGTCCGCGATCTTGTAGAACGGAATGATCACCCGGTAGCCAGGCTCGCTGTCACTGAAGATGAACACAGGTCGAACGGCATCACCGAAGGCTGTCTTCTTACTCTCCCAGATACCCTCAGTGCCATCGACATAACCGGCGAAGTACTTCTCGGCGTTACCCTTACGCTTACTGCGCTTGCTGCCGGTGGCGTTGGCCTGCACACCACTGACCGTCTCGGCTGCGCCCAGGCCTGACAGGATCTTGGTGATCACGCCGCGTGGTACGTTGCCGAATTCGTTCAGTGCCGATGGTGCCGGAATAGCGTATTGGCTTGGCTTCATCAGGCCTTTCGCGATCAACGCTTTCTCGAAACGCTTATGTGGCCGGCGACCACCCTTCATTGGCTGTTGCAGATAAGTGTCGGCCGGGACGCCCGATGTCCACGCATCCTTAAAGAAAGCCCGTGCTTCGGGATTACCCTTCTTGGCCCGCTTCACATACAGGCTGTTCATCGTGGTGGCGGTTGGCCGGTCGAGGCGCTGCCTCATTACAGAGAGCTCGCCCTTCTTCACCAGCAGAGCCAGACGTGTAGCCATAAGCGCGAAGGCGAACGGCAACTGCTGGGCACCCAACATGCGCAGAGCCTTCGACAGCTCTTCCACATTGGTACTGGCGTCGATCCTGACCACGTTTCACCTCATCACCAACGAGATCAACCTTCTACTCTGCGTGCCGCTGCACGCTCGTAGTATCCACGCACCTTTTCCACACCAAGAAAACCAACCGCCCCGCCAACGAAGGTAGCCATGCTTTGCGGCAACCCCATCCATTCAAGCAATGGCACCAATGAGAGCGTAACCAGTCCGCACAACGCGCCTTCAAGGTACATCTGGCGACGTGTTCCGCCGCCGTACATAACCCGCAAAACGGCGATGCCAACGGACAAGCCAGCAGCGAAGAGTTGCGGCTGGTGCATCACCAACCAGGCAAGCAGAGCGGCCCACAGGCCAGGATCCTTTTCAGGCATGTTCGGCATCTCGATTCCTCCCTTTTCTGGGAGTGCAATAGATTCGGCCCCAGCGGCACTCCCAGCTCGGAGCAATGGGTGTGGTGGAGCCGAAAACGAAAAAGCCCCGGCAAATGCCGAGGCTCTGTGAACTGTAGAAAGCAAAAAGCCCGAAACCACAGCCGGGCTTTGAAACGCGTCACGCTGCGGTCACAGCAATTCACGCTGATATGAAAACAGGTTTATTCCGCGCGGAAAAGCCCGAAATTGTACCTTTATGAATTACCTCAAGCGGCTGAAATTTCCGCCCCTTCCCCTTTCGATTGCCAGAAAGAAAAAAGAAAATCGGTCTGTAGGGAACAGTTGCTGGACTCCAGAATGGCATTTTGCTAGCTTCCGTGACAACACTATGCGAAATCAAATTAGCAGACATAGACATTAATCGGCGGCCCCATAAACTTACGGGGCTTGTCCATGCAGGTATTACATGAGTACGAGCAAAAACAAAACAATCAAAGACGCATTAATCAAACGCGATGGACTTCGGTGCGCGATCAGCGGCGAAGCAGTGGAACATCCAGACAACCTCGTAATAGAGCACATTACTCCAATAAGCGAGGGCGGAGATAACTCACTAGACAACCTCATCTTAATTAAACCAGAGCTAAATAGTCGCTTTTCCAACAGCGAAGCCAAAAGAGCAAAATATTTATCAGATGAAATTATAAAGAGACAGGAGGAATTAGCTCAAAGAGAACGCGAAAGCTTTGAGCGAGAACAAACTTACAGGGCACAAATTGAACGACAAAAGCAAGAACTTGAAATCTTCCGCGAACAAATGCAGCGCGAGCATTTTGAACGACAAAATTCACTTGAGCGCGAAATAGAAGAGCATCGCCAAAGAACTGCGGCACAGCAGCATATGCTGTCCATGAGAGAGCGCGAGACAGTTGCGTTACAAGAACAACTGAATAATGCCATTAAAGAAAAAGAGAGTAAGATCGCACTTGCCCTAGAAGAACTTGAACGTGAAAAAGAGAAATATCGCGAGGAAAGTCGTAACAAAATTGAAAGCCGTTCTAGTGCATACGTAAATGAAGCTCTGTCATCTTTAGATTCATCGGCAAAAACTTACCATTCCAAGGGAAGAAATTGGTCTATTGCTGGCTCCTTGGCTCTGATTTTAGGTGTTGGGACAGGGTTATATTTTGGTGTATTGGGCCTTACCCCAATTCAAGGGCAGACTGAAATACCATGGTCTCAAGTGACTTTTTTTGCGTTCAAAGGAGTTATCGTAATTGGATTGTTCATAGCTCTAGCAAAGTACTGCTTTACCTACAGTCAGTCTTTTACGCATGAAGCAATTAAAAACAGCGAGCGGAAGCACGCAATAAATTTTGGAAAATTTTATCTCGAAACATATGGCGCCGAAGCGGAGTGGTCTCAAATAAAAGAAGCATTCGAGCACTGGAATATAAACTCAAGCTCGGCCTTTTCCGGTAATGACGCGGATAAATTTGATCCAAAAATATTTGACAAGGCTGTCCAAATTGCCGAAGCCGTTCAGAAATTAGGAAAAGAAAAATCAGATGACAAAAAAGAACCTCCTAAGCCATAACAAACAATACATTTAAAGCACCACGGCCTCAGGATTTTTCCGGACAAAGTAGCTGCCGGCCCGACCCGACAGCTACGTATTAAATATATTTCAACCCAAAACAATTCAACTTATGAAATACTTGTAGAAAACCACAATAATTCTTCAAGCGACCTGCCGCATCGAACTTAATGCACCGTCAACCCAGGCGGAACCGGCGCGTACCAACTCACGTGTTTTACCTTCACTAATACCATAATGCTTCCCAACTCTAGCCATTGGCCACTTAGCCCCGAAATACAACCAAACGATATCGCCTATCTGTTGATCGCGACGAGTGAGCCTAGCCACAGCCTCATCAATGGCGAGAGCCCAATCATCGGTAATGCAGTAACTAATACTTGCAGAAACCTGAGGCGTTGCCTGACGCATAATCCCTAATGCTGGTGAAACGTACCCTGGAACCCCCATACCGTCCATACGCCACCATCCCCACTGCTCCAGCAAGTATTCAGTGTCCCCTAATGGTCGTGTAGCCGGCTTGCGAATCATCATGACTGTCCCCTTCCTTTAATCCCCAGTGAAATTCGAACCGCCGGCACCGCGGCGGTTGTTTTGTGTGTACTGAGCTACGGGACCAGTCGGGACTCCGCGCTCCAATAATTCGATCTGCTGCTGGGCCTGCTGCAACTTCAAGCTCAAGTGCGTAACCAGGAACTCCAACGACAAGGCGTAGCCCGTGCCTGCCTCAACCCACCCGGAGGCGTTGCACTGGACGCAGAACAGATCGTGGAAAACGCCCTTGATGAACGCCTTGCCGCAGCAGGTCTGGCACACGGCCAACTCAAGCTGCTGAGCCTTGAAGGCGGGCCCGTGAGTCCTTTTTTCCATTTTTAAACCTCGCCTTTTATGGATTCTTGATTTGGCTAGAAGCCGCGCCATTAAAGGCCTCGACGGCATTCTGCGAATTTCCGTTTCTAGTCATGGTCGAGCGGTGAATCAGGTAGAAGCCCTTCCCGTCTAACCATTCGTGCCACTTGTTCAGGGCTTCGCGCTTGAGATGTTCGGCGGACGTGTGGATGTAGGTCTGCACGTTGCGGGTCATCGTATGGTTCACCAGCATCTCGCCAATCAGGAAGTCGACACCGAGGTCTGTCCAGCCGGTACGGGCCACCTTGCGCAGGTCGTGGCTGGTCCATTCGCCCTTGCCCAACCGGGTGAACACGGCACACGCCTGGCTGTCGCTGATCGGCCCACGGTTCCGCGCTTGGAACAGGTAGGCGCCTTTGTAGCCTTTGGCCGACTGCCAATCCCGGTACCGCTCGAGCAGCGCGCAGACCTGGTGGGTGATCGGCAACCGATGCTCGCAACGGGTCTTGGTGTTCTCGGCCGGGATGAACCACTCGCCCTGCTCACCCAGGGTCAGGTGTGCCCACCGGGCCATGCGAGTTTCCCCGACCCGGGTGCCATGGCAGAGCATCATCAGAGCCAGCATGCAGTCTTGCGGGTGCTGATCGAAGCCGCCGGCCAGTTGTTCGATGACTTCCTCCAGCTGCACGGCGCGCAAGCGGGACGGCTTCGGCAAGATGCGGGCCTTCGTGAAATCGGTGAACTTGAACCCGGCGATGGGATTCTTGGCGATCAGGCGCAACTTCTCGGCCTGGCGGAAAGCGACCACCAGCACGCCCCACATCAGACGGACATAGGACAACGACATTTCGGCTTGCATCGGCCACATCACCTGCTTGTCCAGGGATGACCGGTCGATTTCGTCCACCAGCAGATCACTAAGGCGTGGCTTGAGGTGGCAGGTGATGATCGAGGTGTTGGTGGCCCGGCGCTTGGCCGACAGGCTCCGCTCAGTCGATTGGCGGACCATGAACCAGTCCAGCAACTGGCCAACCGTTTGCAGCGTGCCGGCGGCAGCCGAAGCTTTCGGGTCAGCAGCCAGGCGCTCACGGATCTTCGGCAGCGCACTGATCAGGCCTTTCACCGGCAACTCCGGGAAGCCGGCGATCTTCTCCCACTTTTTGCCGACCACCAGGTGCCACGACCCGCGTTGGCGATTTTGGTGAAAACGGAAATACACGCCCGGGTACCGCGCGTCGCGCATGTCTCGTACGTGGAGGTTATCGGCCTGCCGGCGGATCTCGGCATCCGAAAAGGTGGTCAGCATCGTTTCGCTCATGCGGACACCTCTCGCGACTTCTGCTGTTCTGGGGCGAAGTCACCGCGCAGTGGCATCAGGTGCTTAGGACGAAAGAACCCCGAGCCATCCACGTCATCGCGATAGATCACCCAGCCGTCGAATTTCGGAGTGAACAATCGGCCATCTGGTTCTTGAGCGGTCTGACCCTTGCGCAGGAAAACATCGAGCTTTACCGTGGTCATCGCGGCGAATCCAAAGCCAGAGGTGAGTGTCAGAGCCAGATCGCCCGAATTGAATTGATGACTCATGCAGCCACCACTGTCGGTGCCATGCGAAGGTAGGCGCGGATCTGTTCCATCGCATCGAAATGCCCACGGCAGACCACAGCGAGGTAACCCTGGTCGTTCAGTTTGCGAATGCGTTCGTGCTGGCTGGCCGAGATCGCGGCGTCATACGGCGGCGTGGCCTTGAACTCGATGTACAGGCCGAAATATCCGCCGCGAGCCATTGGTAGCTTCAAGTCCGGGATGCCTGCCTTGACGCCCTGGGCCTTCAACTTCGCGGCAACGGCTTTCACCCGGTGCCCTCCGTTCGGGACGTGATAGATCAGGTCGGCAACCACGGGCACCCGCGCCCACAGCTCCGCCATCAGCGCGGCCTGCTCGAGGCCTTCATGGTCGATGCGTTTTGCGCGTACAGGCTTCAAGGTGAAGGACTTCATCGACGGTCACCCCGCGCCCGGCGCTGCCGGCGATCAATAACACCGCACGCCTCGCGGAGCACCCAGCAGGCAAGGATCATCAGGACGAGCAAAGTCATTGGGTCAATCATGCAGCCCCCTTCACAGTGAGTATTCCGGCCCGAATCAAGGCCTCATGTGTTTCGGCGATCGCGCGCGGCATGTCCTGCCAATCAACATCGCCGACCCCGCGGCCGTCGATGACGTCGTGGCAGGCGCTGCACGCATACACCGCGACGGTGTCGAAGCCCTTCATACCCACGCCCTTTTGCCCGCACGGTAAATGCGCAAGAACAGTCGTGGCTGGGTTGAAGTTGCAGGTGCCCGGCAGGCGGACGGCGCATTCCTGGCCGTTGGCCGAGGCGCGGAGTTTCTTGGAGGTCACGCGCATACCCGCTCTCCCGTAGTGATATCGATGACTTCGCAGGTGGATGGCCACATCGACTGGCCGAACCGCAGAGCTGCTGCCGAGTCCGCAAACAACGCCACTGCGCGGTCCGGCTGGTAGCCAAGGTCCCACTTGTAGCCGCAGCTGTGCACGGCAAAGCGGTACTCGGCTGGTTTGGTCGGAGCGAGATAAGGGTTAGGCACGGGTACCTCCCAGCGTGGCGCGCAGCTGTGCAAGTGCGCCCAGGCCAACTTCGGGCGTCGCCTTTACCACGGTTCGCGCTGGCAGCGCTTTGGGCATTGGCTGGAGCGGAAGGCCAGCCAGCAGACGGCGAATGGTGATGGTGTAGTTGCGCTCGAACAGCTTCAGGCTGAGCGACGTGTCCAGTTTGTTCAGGCTTTCGAAACCGCATTCCTTGGCCGTGTGCCACACCGCGTCATGCGACCATTTACCCTGCCCGGCCATGCCCGGGTGAGCGTTACGGCATGCTTCCCGGTGTGCGGCGGCAAGCGGGGGCAGACCGAGCATTTCAGGGGTCGGCTTGCACCACTCGATGAACTGTCCAGGGCTCGGGATGAAATCACCGGGCTGCTTGCGCACCTGGGCCATGCCGAAATCGATTTGGCCCTGGGTGCAGATGCCTTCCTCCAGAAAAGCCTGAAACCATTGGCGCTTCGAAGCCTGATAGGTTTCCTTGTCCGGCCATGCCTGGCGCCACGCCGAGCGGATCGAACGCAGCTCTTTGAACAGTTCGTTGATGGCCGTGACCAGGGTGCTGTTGGTTTCAGTGGCTACTGGCGAAGCGTCTTCGGCAGCGATGAACTCACCAGACTGGGCTTTGGTCCACAGGCCTTGGGCAATCACAGAGACGGCTTTCATGACTTCACCCCGTTCTGCCATTCAGTGTCGTCATCGTCAAAGTCAGAAGCCGGGGCCTGCCTAGGCTTGAGCGTGGTCACATTCGAAGCTGCTGACCGCGCCTTGTCGTTGTTCACCCACTTGACCAGCATGCTCACCCACTCGGCCTGGGTGTTGACCTGGTGCTGAGGTTCGTAGTGACCAGTGAATGCGACGCGGACTTGCTCAGTGAACAGGTCAAGGGATAGGCCGCGATGCAAGGCGTAAGTTTTCAGCAGTTTTGCATCCGGCGCCCAGTCGAGGGTCATTTCGCTGGGCATGCGAGGATCGACCGACTCCTGCGCAGAGAGAGGTTCTTTATTCTTCTCTACATCTTCTTTAGGTAACGCACCGCTAACGTTCGCAGCGTTACTTTTACCGTTACTCGCTTTGTGATTCGCAACGCGTTTTGCCGTGAGAAGCCTGTTTTTAGCGGTCTTCCCGTTGTGCCGCTCGAAATGCGGAAGACTGATCACACCCTCGGCCTCGATCATCCAGGCGACCGATTTCATGTGTTCGCAGAAACCGATAACGCCGACGAGACGATCAAGTAACTTTTTGCTAACGCTCGGAGCGTTACCACTTTCGGTTTGTTGGTCGAACCATCCCCACACACGCATCAGCTTGCCGACGACCGCGTCAGGATCGATATCGGCCAAGTCCGCAATCTGGCAAACCTCAGGCTTGTCCAGGGTGGTGAGTTCGAATTTGATCCAGTCGCCGGCCATTACGCGGCCTCCTGCAGAAGTTCAGCGAGGCGGGTTAGGCCTTTCGGGGTGACCATAGGGTCGAAGGCAGCCCGCTCGATTCCGGTTTCAGGATCCGGCTTGAGGGCTGTGACTTTGTGGGTCATGTGACCCGAGGTGATGCGCGGCTGATAGGCAACCCAGCGCTTGCACGCGCGTCGCCGGAAGATCCAGCGGTGCTGTTCCAGCCAGGCGAACAGGCGCGTAGGAGCCATACCAAGCTGCTTGGCTGCGTCAGTGATGCAGATCGCGCCACCAGCTGCAGCGAGCCTGTTGATAGCGGCGACCTTTGGGGCTTGAACTGAAATCAGGCGCTGAAGCTCGCCGTTCTTGTCTGCGAGATCTGCGGCAAGTCGGAGGGCTTCGGGGAGAGTTTGCGGAACCGTGACAACCTGTCGTGACACGTTTTCGAGTTCGCCCAAACGTGTCACGACACGATGACGAAGCGGGATGCTGTAGCCGGTCAACAGGGTTTCAGTCAGGACGCGGTCAAGCTGGAATTCGGCGGTGTAACCGCGTGAATCATTAACCACTTGGAGATGGCGCAGATCTGCGCCATCTCCGGCCAGCGCCTTGCGCATCACGCGAATGTCACGGATGACGTCCTTATGCTGCTTGCCAGTGAGATTGGCGATCTCACGGCTCGACATGGTGACTGTATTGCTTGGAGCGACGATCGTGTTCATAATGGCCCCTCAGTGTTTTGCGTTTTGAAAGAGCCGGGTTGCAGCCCGGCTTTTTTGTGCCTGCGATTCAGGCGATTACTTTTCCGCAGACGCGACCAATCCCGCCGACTGAGCTACTGCCCTCAGCGTTCAATGTCCCCATGCGTCCTGTTGTGTTGCCGTCCATTTCCGTTCTCCTAATGGTCTTCCTGGTAGGTCTTTTCTACTGGATGAATCAACAGCTATTCAGGTGCACTACCTCGAATCCCCGCCAAATTCGATACTGTCGCCAATGGGCCTTCAGGCTATTTCTCTACGTTCCGAAGGTCTTCCCGAATCCCTTCAAGGTCTTCCTTGAGTAAATCGAGGTGGTGCTGCATGGCTTCCAATCGCTCCAGCGTGTTTTCGGTGGTAGGCACAGCCCCCGCTATGCCGCAGACTTTTTTGGGTGGGCTTCGGCAACGCGAAGCACCTTGTGGGCGAGCTCAATAAGGTCAGGCCGCAAACCAGCGATAGTGATCTCGCCGTCAGAGGCGTCTTGAAGACGCTCGGCAAGTTCGGCAGATGCTTTCCGATGACCGCCAGCAAGCTGCCAGAGATGTCCGACGGTGGTCTTCGCTGCTTCGGCTACCAGCTGACGTCGGTCGGCTGTTGCGCTGGCGAGCCAATCTCGCAAGTGGTCATTCATAGGGGTTCTCCTAATACGTAGGAGAAATTTAGCTTAGGGCTAATATCAGAGCAAGGAATATTTAGCTGTGAGCACATTTAGCATTGAGCTAAAGAATGGCATTCTTGCTCGCATGGATATCTACGCGATTCGCAAACGCCAATTGATCAATTTGATCGGCGATCAAAAAAAAGGCGCCTGTGCCGAGCGCTGGGGGATGGCGCCTGCGCACTTGAGCCAAATCCTTTCGGAAAAGACCGCCAAGAATTTGGGCGATGACGTAGCTCGCCGGATTGAGGTGGTTGAGAAGCTGCCCAGGGGGTGGTTTGACTCTCTACCGACCGACGATGAGTCGGTTGGTCCTGGTCCGAAAGAGATCATCACAGCGCAGGCCGCAGAATCAAATTCATCGGCCGCAGACCAAGTAAAACGAATGCTTGGAAAAGTGAAGGGGCTTTCGATTGAGGCACGGGATCGAATTGTCGCCGCTGCCGAAGAACCTGACGATGGGCTGCCCCATCAACTCTCGGTGAGCATCGCAAGCCTACGCCCGACCAATGACGAGATCGTCATCCCTCAGTACGACATTCGAGCTGCCATGGGCCATGGCCAGGTTCCACCGGACTATACGGAGGTTGTTCGAAATCTGGTGGTGCGCGAGGAAATCCTGCGCGAAAAAGGCATCACATATACGTCCAAGACATCTCTGGGGATGATCAATGGATGGGGCCAGAGCATGGAAGGCACCATTAATGACAAGGATTTGGTCATTGTCGATAAAGGAGTGCGGGATTTCATCGGAGAAGGAATCTACGTTTTGACCTGGCATAACGAGCTTTATATCAAGCGGATCATGCGCCTCGACGAAGAACATTACCGGCTTATCTCTGACAACCCGCACTATGAAAACCAGACAGCCCGGATCGATGACGTAACCATTCACGCGAAGGTGTTGCTGATCTGGAACGCCAGAAAAGCCTGACCGATCTCTACAAGTCAAAGCCCGCTTCTTCAGCGGGCTTTTTTGTGCTCGTCAGAAAGGCGCTGGCTCTTCCACCGCATCGAATTCTTCATGAGCTTCTACGCGCGGATCTTCATCCGCCGGAGCTTCCCACCGCAGCGTAACCGACTCGTCCTCATCGTTGAATGTCATCTCAATACCGTCAACATCGGTGAGCGCATCCATCACCTCATCCCATTCCCTATCCCCATCGGTGTCGAGCCGATGGATCGTCGCCCACTTCCGTTCCTGCGCTATTGGGTGGTTGATCATGTTTGAGACTCTGAGAGTCAGGCGCTCCACTCCAGACATCGGCTTCGACTCTTGCGGTTTTTTCTTCTGCGGGCTTGCCATCAGCTACTCCTTGATTACTGTATGCATGTACAGCCTTCAGAATATTAGCTTGATGCTAATCCCCGCGTAAAGACCGATGGTGAATTCCCGCCTGCAACTCCTCCAACACTGAATTTTTCACCCAAAGCTAAATTATTTAGCTTCCAGCTATTGACTGATCTTTAGCCCATGGCTAAATTTACCTCAACGCCACCGAACAGGGCGCCAGAGCAGAAACAGCTCGCCGCTCTTTAACAGTCAGCGCAAAAAAACAACAGACCGCATTGCCTCTACCGGCGACCGGCGAGCAGACAGGCCCGAAAGCCTGCCCACGACAGGAACAACCTGGACGGTTGCTCGATGGCGAAACGCCAGAACCGTGTAAGCCCAGTAGGCATGAAAGACCCGGCAAGCAATGCGCCCCGCCCCTCCGGCGGCAGTAGGACGGAAAGTTTCACTGATGCACCTGGTTGCCCGGGTGCATTGGGAAAACAACCGGGAGTCACGACGATGGAAACAGAAATCGTAAATGGCGCGTGGAAGGGTCACCTCGGTCGTGGCCTGGCGCCGCGAGAACTTCAGTTTCTGCTGTGGGTAGCCCTTGGGCTGACCGCAAAGGAAATCGCTCGGGAGGCTGGCATCTCGCCGGCCACCGTGGCGAAACGGCTTACCAACGCAATGTTCAAGCTCGGCGTCACGCGCCGTGCAGCAATGGTGGCCGAGGCGATGCGCCGCCAGATCATCTCTCCGATGTGCTTCGTCCTGGCCACGCTCATGACCATGAACGCCGTCAGCAACATCCAGTCAGTCGAGCCAGCCCGCCGCGATCGTCGGCCGCCATCGGTTCGAATCGCCCAGATACGCATAACCCGCCGCGCGGAAACGCTGGAGCGCGCCGCCTAATCCATTCACAAGGAAAAATCATGATCGAGCTCGGACAGAAAGCCGAAGACAAGGTCACTGAGTTTTACGGAACCATTGTCGCACGGGCCACGTATCTCACCGGTTGCGACCGTTACTTGCTTCAACCGCCAAGCCCCAAAGGCGCCAATGTGGTGCTGGAGCCCGAATGGTTCGATGAAGAACGGATTCAGATCCTCAATGACCGCCTTCCTTCGTCAATTCGACGCCATCGCTGATTGGACAGCATCACTTCTGCCCATTCACTGAGTGGGCAGCGGGATGTAGGCCTACATCAAGCGAAGGCTCAACAGAGCACAGGTGACATCAAATGAAATAAGGAGTCGACAATGACTGTGGATATCAGCAATTTCATCATCGCCACCCCGCTTCCAATTTCCGACACGAACCCTATCTCCCTTGACTTGATCGGCTGGCGAGCGTTGATCGAATGCGCAAGCGTCATTTCGATGCTTCCCGACGGATCGCTGCAAATGACCGCGCCCACCCTTGGCGCCTCTAGTAAAAGCGTCCACCGAACTCGTTGTGAATGGAAAGAGCCAGGCTATTGGCTGTTTGCCAGTGCCGCAGACCATTGGTGCCGTCAAGAAATGCGGCTGACGAAGGTCAATTCGTTGCAAAAGGTCGTGATCGGCCAAATTCATGTGCAGGGTTCAGAACGCCCACCGGTAAAGGTGTTTTGGAACAAAGGCAAAATCACCATGGGGTTCCGGTCGAGCTACCTGCAAGACGATCCCGTGAATTCGACGGTGCTGGAGAACGTACCGCTCGGTGCGCTTTTCAAAATCAACATTCACGCCAACGCCAGCGGTGCCGTTTCTGTATCGGCGAGCTGTAACGGCGTCAAGTCCACTTCCGCAATCATGCGCCTCGATAGCACCTGGGACACGAAAACTCTCGCCTTCCACGGCGGCGTGTACAACCAGATCGATTACTCCGACACCACCGATCCCGAGGACGCTTCGATCTGCGTAATCAGCGATCTGTCCATCACTCACGGGTAAGACCAACCAGCGCCACGTCAGCCTGACGTTAACTGCCCGAGCACCTGGTACTCCTTGGCGCTTCGATCACTCTCCGATGCGGACGATTCTGCACCGCGCAAAGCGGCCCCCTGCATCCGGCGGGACCGGAAACAAATTGCACCTAACCGGAATAGTTTTTCCATCTCAAGCACGGAGGGTTTGCACCGATGCAGCATTGACCGCTTCACCTGCGTGGCGCAGTAAGCCTGAAGGCTGCGCCCTTCACCCTGGCAGGCAGCGGACATCTGGGCCGACGGTGTCACCGCGCACCGGCCGAGCATTCGGTAGGCCACCCCAAGCTCAAGATCACCGCTGATGATTCAAACCCAGGCTGTCGCCAGTAGCGGGCCTGGGAGGCGCTCACGTAGGGAGGTCTTCGTGACGCAAACAAAAGCCCGGTTCCGATCGGGCTTTTTTACGCCTGCCTTTATCCGTCAGCACTCTCCCCTTCGCCCAACGGCAACCAGCAGGAGGCCCGAGTGCTGACGAATACACGCAATCCACTCCGAGGGATCAGCCATGCAAATGCACCCAATGATGCAAGCGCGCGTCGACTGCAATATCGCCTTGCAGATTCGCGCCACGGCAGCCACTGCCGACTTTTACGCGATGATCGGCAAGGAAGCACCTGTGAACCCAGTGCGCTTCCAGGTCATCAGTAAGGGCGAGAACGCCTACCACGTAGTTGAGCGCTCGACAGGCAAGGTTAAGGGTTTCCGTTTCACCTGGAAGGCGGCGATCAACCTGGCCCAAGTGCTCGAAGCGCGGGCCAACGGTGCTGCGGTGAACATTGCGGGGTGGGGGAAATGATAGGCGTACCAATGCCAAACCCGCGGGACTCTCTCATCTCTAACCTGAATCAGCAGCTGGACCACTTCTTTGGCGCCGGTAAGCAAGTGCAAGAAATCGCCCCGGGTGTCAGCGGCGAGCGTGAACTTACCTTTGGCACCGCGCGCGGCAACAAGCTGCGCGCTGACCGCGACAAGCTGGCCCCGGCACTGAAGAAGCTGGCCGAAGGCGGCGCCACCCTCTACCAGGCCGCGACCGAAATCGGCATCGACCATAAACGCGCCAAGCTCATTGCCCGTGAGAACAACTTTACGTACGCCGACAAATGAGGCGCATCAACAACCAGGTGCGCCAGCGCCTTCGTCAGTCGCAATTCCACCTTCCACCCAGCGGCCTGTCGGCCATTCCGGAGAAACAGCCATGCCAACCCCAACCGATACCGCCGAGTTCCTTGAAGAGCTCAACGGCGGCGCTTTCGCCAGCCAAATCGGCCACGCTCTGTCCGAAGTAGCCTCCGGGGTTGTTGACCACGGCAAGGCCGGCAAGCTGGTGATCACCCTGGACTTCAGCCAGATCGGCGAATCCAGCCAGGTGAAGATCAAGCACAAGCTCGATTACAAAGTGCCGACCAAGCGCGGTACCCGCAGCGAGAACACCAGCCTGGACACGCCGATGCATGTCGGCTCCGGCGGCAAGATCACTCTCTTCGCGGAGAAGCACGTTCAGCTCTTCAGCCGTGAACAAGCCCCTATCACTCCCCGCACCTAACCGCCCGACCATCAAGGAAACGAAAAATGTCTTTAACCAAAGAAGCGATCCAGCTCATCACCGACACCGCGCTCGAAGCGAGTGGAAAAGCGCTGTCCACCCAAACCCCTACCATCGTGCTGCCCGAAGGTTGTCAGGTGGTCACTCTGGAAAAGTGGCAGGCCGGCCGCAGCCGTTTCCGTGGCATCTACTCCACCCATTCGCTGGCTGACTTCAGTACCTACGTTGCCGATCGGTCTGTGGAGAATGCCAAGGGCTTCATCGACCAGGACGAAATGACCTGCACGCTGCTGTTCAACTTGGGTACCGACGCGTTGCCCGGCCACGCCGATGACCGTGCAGTACTTCGACTGAAAGCGTCGGCCGGCTACAAGGCAGCACAGGCAATCGGTGGGCGCGCGATGACGCAGAAAGAGCTGAGTGACTGGATTGAGGACTGGAATCAGTTCCTGTCAGCCACCGATGAAACCGGGCAATCGATGACCATCGCCAAGGCCATTGCCGCGGTGCGGACCATCACCATCAAAGCTGCCTCCGAGTCGGACCACACCGTCGGTGAGACCAGCGCCAGCCGCAGTACGCTCGACCAGATCGAAGCACGCAGCAAAGAAGTCCTGCCGGCGGCCCTGATCTTTTCGACCATCCCTTTCGAAGGCCTGAGCCAGCGCAATATCACGTTACGCGTATCGGTCATCACCAGCGGTTCACAGCCGGTGCTGAAACTGCGCTGGGTTGGCGAAGAGGTGCAGCGCGAAGAGATCGCTCAGGAGTTCAAGTCGGTACTCGATGAGAAGGTTGGATCGGGCGCCAAGCTGACCCTGGGCACGTTTGACCCGAAGTAATTACAGAAGGCGCCACGGCTTCAGCTTCAGTCGTGGCGCTGGAATTTCACCGCAATGCAACCGCTAGCGCCGATCGTGTTGCTGCCACTCTGGCCAGAGTTTGTACACTTGCTCCCACATAGGAAACTCAAGCTGCACGTAGATTCTCGACCAAACGTCTAAGGCGGCGGTGTAAACATCGGTATCCAAATGTTCAACATTACCGTCAACTATTTTGACCCGATAACCGCGTAAGTCGCCCTCTTCAAATCGCACCACATGCGTCGTTACTTCCGGCCGATTATGCGCAAGCGAGACATGCTTCACCGCTGTCCCTATCTGACGACAAAGCGAGACAGCGGGTGACAGCCCTTGGATAGCCTTGGAGAAGTCTCCTATGGCTTTGAATTTCGGAGCTTTCAGGTAATTAGCCAGCTCTTCCCTCATTTTTTCGTCACTGAACTGCCAGATCCAGTCATGCATATGCCAAGCAGTTATAGCGCAGTTCATTGACTTATAAATTCGGCTTGCCGGATTTGTATCGCAGCACGTCAAAGCTTCTGCAATCTCCCAACTGAGCTTTGATAGCCAAGCAACTGGATGCCCGGATTGCATCATTTTCGATAGATCAATTTTCCCATGTGATTGCGTTTTCACTTCGTTTTTCATGCATGGACCTTAGGCTTCAATTTCTCTCACCAATACCCCACTTCAACGAATCACGCCAGCCGGCGAGGATCCTCCATGGAAATTACTTACGGCTCGGTCTGCTCGGGCATCGAGGCCGCGACCATGGCCTGGCACCCACTGGGCATGCGCGCAACCTGGTTCGCCGAGATTGAGGCCTTCCCCAGCGCTGTACTGGCCCTCCACTACCCGGACACTCCGAACCTCGGTGACATGACCAAGCTCGGGGCCCAAGTGCTGGCCGGCAAGATTTCGGCGCCTGACGTGCTGGTCGGCGGCACACCCTGCCAGGCCTTCAGTGTCGCCGGCATGCGCGAAGGCCTTGCTGATCCGCGCGGTGCCCTCACCATCAAATATGTGGAGCTTGCAGATGCAACTGACTATGTTCGCGCCAGCCAACGAAAGCCTCCCTGCATTATCGTCTGGGAAAACGTCCCCGGCGTCCTCAGCGACAAAGGGAACGCCTTCGGATGCTTTCTTGGCGCACTTGCTGGGGAAGACTGCGAACTGCAGCCTTCAGGGAAAAAATGGCCGGACGCTGGTTGTGTGTATGGACCCAAAAGAACAATCGCGTGGCGGGTCCTGGACGCCCAATATTTCGGCCTGGCCCAACGACGCCGTCGTGTGTTCGTTGTCGCAAGTGCTCGAGACGGATTCGATCCCACCGAGGTACTTTTTGAGCGAGAAGGCGTGCGCCGGGATATTGCGCCGCGCCGAGGCGAGGGGCAAGACGTTACCGGAACAGCTCCTTTCGGCCCTGCGCTCCAGTGCGGATGCGGACATGTCTTCGGCGAAGAGCTCGGACCGTACGGCTGCGTGAACTGCGAGGGTGATGAAGGCCCGGCGGTGAGCATGTTCGGCGGGATACCGGCGTTCGGCGGTCACGGCCTGGGCGGCTCAATCGAGAGATCAGCAACCCTCACGGCGAAGGACAGCCGCCTGGACATTGAGAGCGAGACGTTCTTCGTCGCACCAACACTTGCCGGCGGCGCACGCAAGTCAGGTGGGTGCAGCTACGACGATGTGCCCTGCGTTGCGGCGACACTGGACGCGAGTTACGGAAGGTTGCAGGGCTGCTCTGGCCAGGACGCCAACCACGGTCACAGCCACTTAGTGGTGCATGGTACGCAAGACCCTGATATCAACATTAATCTAGCCCACCCGCTCGGCCGCAATAGCGGACAAGAGAATGCCTTGATGGCGTTCACGCAGAATAGCCGTAGCGAGGTTCGCCATATTAGTGGAGACGGCCAGATCGTTGGCGCGCGCGCTGCCGAAGCTGGTGCACAACAACAGAACTACCTGGCCAGCACCTCGATCGTCCGGCGCCTACTCCCCCGAGAGTGTGAGCGCCTCCAGGGTATGCCGGACGACTACACGCTGATCCCGTGGCGCGGCAAGCCCGCCAATGAATGCCCGGACGGCCCGCGCTACAAGGCGATCGGGAACAGTAAGGCCGTGCCGTGCGTTCGCTGGATCGGAAGGCGAATCCTCAAGCAGATCACACCCAGCCCGTACGGATGATTGCGTCGATCAATCGAACCACGGCAGCGAACAGGTTCATCAGGTCAGTTAGTTTTTTCATACGGCAGCGCCTCGGCAAGTAGTGAGCCATTTCACGATGCGCTGACGATAGTGCTCGATCGTCTGCCGCTTTGACCTTCCGTTCCTCTTGGTTTTGTTCCCGCCCCACCCTCCACCGCCCGGGCATGCCCCGGCATAGGACGCCCCATGCCTGGAGTAAAAATTCAGACATTAATTACACATCTGAGAAAAGCCACCCTAGGGCAACTATCCGCAAGACATTGAAATTTATGAGAACTTCATTAAATACTGTACAAACTCATAATTATCCATCAGACCCATAGTCTCCGCATACTTACTAATCAGACCCTCATTCTGGCTTTTACCTGCAACAACCTGGAACAGATAAAATATACTTATTCCTGCACCAAGAGAAAAATCAGAATCAAAATCTGAGTCTTCTTCAGCTCTAATATCACGAGCTCTTCGCAACACACCAGCTCGATTGACTTGCAACATCGACTCCAACTGATCCAAAGTACCAACACCAAACAACTTGAAAACTTCGAACTCTTGAGGAAGAAAGTTTGGAGCCACAATATTAGTTTTTAGTATGTCAGCAATCTCTTGATCCAAAGCTACAACAAGCTGATTGGAAACCGCAAAACTATCCAGTGAAGTCTTGTCTATCGCGATTGTCTCAAGTTCTTTGCCAACGGCATTCTTGACACTTTCAGCATAAATATCAACTTTATTACGGATATCCATGAACTCTTCATCTGCCAGCTCCAGCAATCCCGACAGCCTAGAAAATTTTCGCTTCACCTCATTAGGAACTTCATCACTCGCCTTGTATCCTATATCGTGCTCAATCTCAGCCCACGCATGTTGGAGAATTGAGCGGACTTGAATCTCAACTTTAACACCCTTAAACTTAAAGTACTCAGAAAGATTCAACCTATCATCACTGAGCGCAACTACGTAGTGCAGGGATGTATAACCAAACCTATCCGGCTCCTGAGCCAGCCTCTTATCTATCGAGTTCGCATAATCCACTTCAAACTCATGCTCAATAATCTTTGCCACCCGATCTACATCGCTTGCAAAGTGAGTAATCACACGTACGCCCGCCAAATCTGTTACTGACTTCAAGTCAGCATATTCAGAACCCTTATCAAATTTCTTCTGGGCCTTGACCTCAAGACTTCCGGGCGTTTTACACCGCGAAGAAACTGAATGCACCACCACACACTCAGCCTCAAGAAACCCCTCCACCAACTCTTTGATTTTTTCGGAGAAAGAAACATATGTACCGCGAACAAACTCAAACTCCAGCCTAAGCTCTTTTCCTTGCATAACAATATATCCAGTTCCATTTTCATTAAGCTTCGCATATTACCTAATGAACGTAAATCCATACGATTGCGAAAGAGGAACAAAAAAACCTCTAGATATTCCTGAATTAATAGCTGCGACTCCCTCCCATCGCCTCGATCTGATTTCAGAAATCCAGACCTCAATAGCCATCTATTTCCAACCTCTGTCACTGCGCGCGGCAAGGAGCATCCCATGAAAAAAGAAATGATTAAGATCAGCGAGTTTCAGCGCAGGCGCTGGGGCGAGAACGGCACCCCGCATTGCCCTCAGGCGATCCGCAACCACATCCGCAACGGCCAGGTACCGGGCGAGCAGATCGGCAAACTTTGGTACGTTGACTGGACCGCGTTCAGCAAGTCGGAAGGTAACGACCTGGTCGCAATGGTATTGAAAGGAGTAGCATGATGGTCCCTCGGCCGCGCAATACTGCGAACAAGAACCTCCCGCAGAACCTGTACTTTGATGCGCGGCGCTCGACCTATCGCTACCGTCGGCCTACCGACGGAAAGTGGTTCCAGTTCGGGACCGACCGCATTAAAGCGATCGACGCCGCGAAGCAGTTGAACCTGGAGTTTATGCGCGGCGCTGATTTGGTCGGCGCTGTGCTAAACAACGCCTCAGAAACGTTCGCAGGCTTCCTCGACATCTACGAGCGCGATGTCCTGCCACCCCGCGAGCTGGCCAAGGGCACCCTGGGCTTGTACGCCGTCCACTTCCGGCGCTTTCGGAAACACTTCGAAGGCAAGGCCGTGGACCAGATCACGATCCGCATGATTGCGGAGATGCTAGACACCCTCACCCCGCGCACGGCCAACCAGTGCCGGGCGCTGCTGGTCGACATTTTCAACCATGCCGCAGCCAAAGGACTGTGCCCGGATAACCCGGCCGCCAGCACCATCAATCGCATCGAGAAGAAGCAGCGCAAGCGCCACACCGTGGAGGGCATAAAAGCCATCAGGGACAAAGCGCCGGCCTGGCTGCAGAACGCGATCGACCTCGCCCTCATCACCGCCCAGCGCCGCACCGACATTCTCGATATGCGCTTTGACGGCGTTCGGGAGGGGTTTCTTTACCTGGTGCAGAAGAAGACGGCGAAGGCCAGTGACGCGGCGTGGATCCGCTTTCGAGTGACGCCTGAGTTGCAAGCGGTAATCAGCCGCTGCCGTGATGACACCGCATCACCTTACCTGGTGCACCGGAAGCCTGATCGCCTGAAACAGAAACAAGCGCAGACCAAGGACCACTGGACGAAGGTTGAGGAACGGTATTTGACGCGAGCGTTCAAGGAAGCAAGGGAGGCGGCGAACTGCTACGCGGGTTGGAAGGAAGAAGAGATGCCGGGCTTCCACGAAGTAAGAGCGCTGTCGCTGCACCTGTACAAGAAAGCTGGAAAGGACGGGCAGAAAATTGCAGGCCATGCGAGCGAGGGCATGACCAAAAACTACCAGCGCGACCACGAGGAAGTCATCTGGTCTGAGGCAATTCCGGACCTGAATATCAGCGAAATCACTGGGTAGTTTTGCGCCAGTTTTGCGCGGGTTTTGCGCAGGCACAAAAAAGCCGATCCATCTGATCGGCTTAAGCGCCTGATTTTACTCAGGAAATATGGTCGGGACGGAGTGATTCGAACACTCGACCCCTAGCACCCCATCTCCTTTTTCATACTTCTTGAAAGCTTTCAAAATTTTACTGTGGATTTTTCCAAGCTGGTATTTACTTGAGCTCCAGCGGCGTTCTGCTCTACGAGAGTCCAGCAACGTCCATCAAGAGCCGACGTTTTTGTGGGGGTAAAAGTAGGGGGAAGCCATTTTATGGCCAAAATCACCGTCAACGAACTCGAATCGCTGACCGTTAATGATGCCGGCCGGATACTCAGGGAGGATGGCAATCTCGCCGGTCGAATTTCAGCCCGTAAGGACGGTGTGTCGGTCAGCTTTTTCTCGCTTTCGGTGGGGCGAGTAGAACAAAGAGTACGCCTGCGGCGTCTTGGCCGCGCAAATCCCTGGCGGACATCCGCAAGGCACGTAACCAGACCCGAGCACTTATTGATGAACAGATGA